GTACCTGAGAACGAATCCCGTGAACTTTTTCCCGTCGTGACCAGCGGAATCAGTCGAGACTATCGTGCTTCTGCGAATTATGGAAGCGACACAGGAGACGAATGTTGGCAGGGTCATTCGTCCCTCCCTTCGATAGGGGTAGGCGATGATCGCGGGTCTCAGCGGGGTCCGTACAGCCTGGCTTCTGGCACTGGCCAACGATCGGGATAGCCAGGTACAAGGGGTCCCTGTAGGCGGCCCGCTCGGGCCGCATGTTGCGCGCGTGGTCATAGGCGCGCTGGCAGACGCCGCAACGGGGACGCCGGGCTGTACCCAACGCGTAGTTGGTACAGCCCGGCGTCAGACACGGCTTAGGAGGTCTGCGCACCACTCAATGGTGCCTCTTCCTCCACGGTGGGAGTAGGGCGTCCGCGAGCCACGCCGCGGTCCCTCCCTCCTTCAGCTCCAGCATGTGCGGGTCCCGATCGTGATAGGCGCAGTTCAGGACCGCGTGGACCGCGTAGAGCTCGGCCAGGAGCTCCCCGGCGCAATCCGCGCACTTCGCGTCCTCGCAGGAGCACTGAGGAGCAGGATCCGGCGGTGGCGCGAGCGCTTCGGCGCCGCGGAGCCTCGGCGCGCTCACACCGAGCTCGTGGAAGCCTGGACGATGGTGACGCCGGGGTCGGGGAGCTCGGCGGCGTCCGCGCGGGCCAGCATGAGGCCGAAGCCGTAGTGAAGGCCTTCCGTGAAGTTCTCGGCCGCGCTGGCGCGCTCGGCCTGGAGGATCGCGGCCGATTCGCGGTACATCGTGGAGCGGGAGGCGTCGAAGAGGTGCGCGGCGAGCGGAACGCCGTTGTCCTCGGACCAGCCGCACTTGCACAGGACCGCGTTGCCGTCCTGGTCGTATTCGATGCCGTGGACGGCCAGGAACGCCTCCAGGCTGGTCTCGGTGGGGTCGAAGGGGTCGGTTGCCGCATCGGCGATGAGGTCATTCACGGAAATACTCCGGTTTCAGGTTGAAGAGGTTGAGGACGGCGCCGGGCACGTCCCCAAGCTCGGCGGCGGTCATCTTGCCGAGCTCCTTGTCCAGGCACTCCAGGCACAGGTCCCAGGCCGAGGTATCGGGGCGGTAGTTCGCCCCGCACCGCTCGCACTTCGACGCGCGGGCCGCTACAGGCTTCTTGTCAGAATGGTGCAACGCCTCAGCCCTCCTTCGCTGCCTGGGCCGCCTCCAGCCGCTTCTGCGCGAAATGCAGGGCTAGCGCGCGAATCTTCTTGGGCGTAGGCTCCCTCACATCCCAGCCGTGAGTCCTCATCTCCTCGGCCCACCTTCGGAACTTCGCCTGTTTGACGCCCTCGATTGCAAGGGCCGTCCTCTCGTAGTCGCTGACCATTGGTTTCATGGCACCGACACTACCAGATGCCGGGTAAGGACAGTTTCCGGAAACTGTGCTACGGTGGCCCGCATGAACCAATCTGCCTCGCGACCGCGGCTCACCCGCGGCGCTCATGACCCCAAGGCCCACGCCTACAACATCGTCGGCCTGTTTTCCCAGATCATCCCCCTCCTGGCCTACCTCGGGCGCACGCTGAACGACACGATGTGCGACCACGAGACGGCCGACATCTGCGATCGGTGCCAGCGGAAGCTCTACACGGTCGGGACCCTCATCTCGGGGTCCGCTTCGCTCGTGGCCGCCTGGGATCCCAAGCGCCGCGCCCAGCTCAACGCGCGTCTCGCGATCGCCGCGGCCCGGCGTCTCGTGGACACGGCCGAGCTCGGCGAACCCATGGACTGGGCCATGAAGGGCGGCGCCGTCGTCACCGCGGCCCGTCGCGCGATCAACGCCGCGGCCGCAGTGCTGAACACGCCCGAGCTCGGGCGCGTGAACGAAGCGAACGCCGCGGCCCGCACCGCCCAAGAGCTTGACCTCTCCACGTCACGCGTGGCCCGCAAGCACGGTCTCGTGGCCGAGACCTACATCGTCGGCTTCGTGCTCAAGGCCGCATCGAAGGCGGCCGAGTCGGCCGTGGCCGCCTGGGAGACCACCTACGCAATGCCCGGTGAGGAACGCGAGCTCAAGCTGGCCAAGATCACCGAGGACGCCGCCGGCGCCGCGCTGGGCGCCGCGCTGGACGGCGCCGCGCTCCTCCTCGGGACCGGGCGCGCCGAGGCCATGATGGTCGTGGCCACGGGCGTCTGCGCCGAATTCGATCGCCTCGCGCGTCCCGAGGATGCTTGCGAGAAGTCCACTTCCCAGAAGGTGACGCCGGGCGTGTCGTGCTCCGAGCGCACCACGGTGGACGGCATCGGCTACCCGTGCGTGAATCAAGACGAGGACCACGTGGAGCACATGACGGCCATGGGCGCGTCCTGGTGGACACCCGAACCCGCTGCGCTGCCCGCGTGGCTCACCCCAACCGAGGAGTACGACGTGATTGAAGACTTCACCGATTCCGAGCTCGGAGACGTGGCCGATGAGGCGATCGGCGACGCCGCGGCGCTCGCGGCGGACCTGGAGCGCGCCGAGGCGATCCTGAACGCGGTGGCGAAGGAGCACGGCGCCGTGGAGACGCTGGTGCGGACCTCGCGCGAGGACGGCTCGAACGCGGCCATGGTGACCGAGTACTACCAGGAGTGCTGTGTGGTGTGCCGCGATGCGAAGGGGCGGCCCGTGCCGGCCCCGTGCCGCACACAGCGGATCATCCAGGGCTTCGGCGAACTGTGATGGGGTTGCTCGTGGCCTTCGCGCTCGCGGCGTCCATCTCCATGGTGGCCTTCGGCGCTCTCGCCGGCATCGGCATCGCCTGGGTGGCCAGCCTTCGCGGCGGCCACCGATGCGGGCGGCGTGTTCGCTCTCGGCGAACAACGGTGTCCAGTCGAGGACAGCGGCCCTTCCGAGGCGGTAGGGTCCGCGTGAACTAGTGCTGCAACTGGTCTGGCGTCGAGGTGTAGGAGCCTCGGCGCCGGGCGAAATCTCCCCGCTCTCCAACGGGATAACTTCAGGGGCCCACTGTACCCGCACAGTGCGGCGATGGCGCGCCGATACGCCCGACTAGCGAGGTCGAAAACACAGGGCGACTGGTTCGCGCGCCCCAGGGGTTACTCCCGACAAGCGAGCTCAAGGAGCGACTACCCGAGCGCCGTTGTCCCCCCGCCGGGGATGCAAGGCAGGCCCAGGCGCCCCACCGCAGAGGTGGGCGTGATCGGTGGAGCTCCCGAAGCCATCTCGCGGTCCGCGAGCGCTGGCACTGGGAGCCGATCATGTGGAGGTACCGCACACCCCGCCCTGGGCGCGCCGTAATTGGCGCGCCGGCTTTCGGCTGTACTGCGTCCCAAGTAGACGATGAACGAAAGTCCCTCTCTGATTGCACGTGCATACGCACACAGTGTGATCAGAGGGGGCTTTAGCTCCCAACGAACCCAGCATCCGATGGATGAAACGGACATCTACGCCTCATCTTCGGTGACGAGTTGTCCGACAGGCAGGTTTACGCTGGTCTCACCGGTTCCGGCCCGGCAGAGCCGGAACCGGCCACGCACACGAAAGCGCCCACCGTTCCCCCGGAACAGTGGGCGCTCCTTCGTGTGAGCCCTGGGAGGCCTGAACGAACCCCTACAGCGATGCTACGCCAATTCATTCCCAGACGGTGGCCCGCTGGCCTGCGGTTTCTCCGGTGTCCGCGAGGCCTCCACGTCCTCCTGGCCCACGTCGTAGTGCGGCGCCTTCGGCCACCCCAGGAACACACCGAACGGCGGCCAGCGCCGCTCCAGGGAGGCGAAGGTGACGTACCAGAGAGCGGTCACGAAGGCGTAGACGGCGGCGGACAGGGCGTTGATGGTGAGCGGGTCGGACGGGAGCTCCACGCCGGTCTCGCGGCGTAGCCACCCGACGCCGGCGGTGAGGAACGCGCCGATCACGAGCGTGGTCACTGTGCGGATGGAGCCGGTTGCAAGGTCGGGCATGGGGACCCCTTCCCTGGTAGGTGGGATGTTGCAACCGCCGGCGACGGGCCGCGGTCCCCTTGTGTCGCCGGCGGTCGTTTAGGTGACCGGGTTGTCGAAGGCCGCGTTCCAGGTCCGCGGGCCGTTCTTCCGGTCGGCGGGGAGGCCTTGATCCCGCTGGAATGCCAGGCACAGGGCGTCGTATTCGTCGCCCCACTTGCCGTCATTGCCGTGGCGGTTCAGCCACTTCTTGCCCTTGCCGACGCTCCAGCCGCGCCTGCCGAGCTGGGAGGCCCAGGTCTTGATCCAGGTGGAGTCCAGTTTCCCGGCGGTCTTGCGTCCGTGGAGGCCCGAGTGCGAGGCGTTGGAGCCGTCGTCGGCGCCGAAGTGGTGGCCGGCGGGGAGCGGGAACGCGACGTCGGGGCCGGGCGCCGGGCGGTCGCCTTCGGCGGGCGGGCGCGAGGGCTTTCCCGGCTTGTGGTTGATCCAGTCGTCGGCGAGCGCGGTGTCCAGGTGGTCCGAGCGGATGGAGAGGTGAATGTGGCTGTCGTCCGAGGAGTCGGTGGAGGACTTGAACCCGTCGCGGCAGTGGTAGTTGCGGCCGTGGACGTTCATGTATTTCAGCCAGGGCATGTTGCCGGCTCGGGCGCTCGCCAGGATGGCGTCCTCCAGGCCGGCCACGTCCTCCAGGTCGATAGCGCAGATGACGTCACCGGCGATCGGCTCGGGCCACTCGGTGGTGGAGAACGGGGTGTGATCCTGGGGGCGGTTGCTCGTGAGATGCGCGTTGTTGCCGATGGTGCCGAGGACGGGGACGCCGTTGGCGCGCGCCCACCGCTCGATGTCGGCGACGGGCCGCGCCTTGCGCCAGGGCCGGCCCCGGGCCACCCAGTCCTTATAGGCTTGTGTGCTCATGTTCCGACAGTACCCGCAGCGTATGACACTTAGACATCCAGAATTGCGGTCCACATGACGGGGATGTTGGACCAGGTTTGCGCGGTCGGGGTGTCGCGGTCGCCGGTGAAGAGGAACAGTCGGAAGCTCGTGGTCGTGATGGTGTCCACTCTGGCGCCCCAGCGGGCGGTGACGCCGGCGGCCGAGGAGATGACCGGCGCCGGCATGATCGGCGCCGAGGCGAAGGCCACCGGGAAGTTGACGGTCCGCAGATGCGAGGTCGCCGAGGTGAAGGACACGAGCTCGGTGCCTACCTGCCAGATAGCGGCGATGTCGGCCGCTCGCGCGGGCGCTCCGGGGACGATGGCCATGTGGACCTCCTACAGGGACCAGACGAACGGCTCGGCGAGCTGTACGCGCGTGCCGGTGGGGTGTGTCTTGACGATGCCGTTCACGGAGCGGATCACGGTGAACAGTTGCGAGCTGGTGCCGGCGCCGATGTTCGTTACGGTCATCCGCTCCCCGCCCATCATGATGTCGAACGGGAAATCCGCGGCGTTCGTCGTCCAGGGCCGGCCGTCCGAGTTCTGGAGCGTGATGCCGGTCTGTGTGGTCGTGACGGTGCCGCCGGATCGGTAGGTGTCGGCGGGGGACCAGCGGGCGACGCCGGCGGGCGCGCCGGTGGCCGCCGCCCAGGTGTTGGTGGCGCCCCAGATGTTGCCCGGCCCGCACGTGAAGATCACGGTGTGGAGCGCGCGCGTGATCTTGTCCGCGATGGCGTCCACGATGAGGTCCACGGGGCCGGGCGGGACGCCGGCGGGGAGCTCGATCACGCGGATGATGTCGCCGGCCTTCACGGCCAGGATCGCCTCCACGTACGGCTCCAGCTCCGGCTTGTCCAGTACGAAGGTGAGCTCGGGCCAGCGCGAGGCGTCCACGGTGCCCAGCGCGAGGCGCCACCACGCGTTGCCCTCGGCCGCGGCGACGGTGTGCGCGTTGATGTCCACCGACTGGTCATAGAGGCCGACGCCCGCGGGCGGGGGAAGCGTGGACATCGTGCTCGTGGTGTCCTCGGCGGTGAACTCGACGCCGTTGACGTTCTTCACGGTCACCCGGTTCACGGTCCCCTGGTCATCGTCCACGGGCAGCGGCGGCGGCACCAGGAGCGGATACGGGATCGTGAGGACCGGCGGGCGCATCATGGAGCGCTTGGGCCGGTAGGTGAGTGAGCCGGCATCGTCGCCGGCGTCGCCGAAGGCGCCGAGGTCCGTTGCCGGCACTTCGCGTGCGAGGTCCACGAACGTGCGCGAGCGTTGCGGGCCCATGGCGGGCGTGTCGCCGGCTTCGGTGATGCGGACCGGGAACCCCTCATCGGCGCCGAGGCGAAGGAGACGGTCCGTGCCCATCTCGCCGGCCCAGGCGATGAGCGATGAGCCCACCGTGTCCCAGACGTTGTGGACGTCCCCGTTGAGGATCGCCACGTGGCCCATGACGGTGCCTTCCAGGCCGACCGTGGTTCCGAGCTGGAGGCGCGTGATCCTGGTGTACGTGCGCGAGGGGAGCGTGCCTTCGTCGGAGACGAACGCGGTGCCGGCACCGACCGGGAAGTAGGCGAGCTGGAAGAACAGGTTCGCGCCCTGCTGCTCCAGCCACAGGGACAGCATCTGGGGCGAGCCGTCCAGGTCGCCGGCGATCGGGCCATGGGTGAAGATGGCCGCGCCTTCATCGTCGTAACAGCGCAGTTCCAGGTTGTTCCCGGCCACGTAGACCACTTCCCAGCGGGCCGCGGTCCCGGCGGTGTAGACGCGCATGAGGTGGCGGTCCGAGGGCATACCGCCCGAGGGGACGCCCACAAGCCAGATGAGCCGCTGGGACACGTTCGGGGTGTAGGCGGGGACGTTGCCGGCCAGTTCGCCGTCGCCGAAGGTGGGGAGCGGATCCGAGGCTATGAACATGTCGCCGTTGGCCGCGGCCTTCACCTCGGCGGGGACGTTGGCAGCGAGTGAGCTCGTGTCGCCGGCGATGCCGGATCCGAAGCGGACGGCGCCGGTGCGCTCCTCCAGCGGGAAGTAGCGGACGACGTTCGCCTTCGTGGAGAGGTCGCGCCGCAGTGAGGACTGGAGCGGGGAGAGCGTCTTCTGGGCGCGCCGCAGGACGCCCGAGACGGTGGCCGGCGACGAGCGGACCTTGCCCGAGGCATCCCAGGTCTGCGGCCAGGCGGACGCTTCACCGGCGAAGCGGATGGAGGAGTCGGTCATGTACGCCGCCTCGGTGAGCGTCCACGTGCGGGACTGGGCGACGAACGTGCGCACGTCGGTGTCCATCGTGCGAAAGTCCACGTCCACGACGGCCGTGGAGGACGCGAGGATGCCCGAGCGGTACCGGAACGCGCCGAGCTCGCCGTCCAGGCTCGGCTCGGCGATCCCGGAGTTCACCGGATCCCACACGCGCCCGAGCTCCAGCGGCGCCTGCGCGGCGAAGTAGGCGAAGGTGCCGGCCTGGACGCTGTTGGCACCGAGGGCGGTCCAGGTGATCCCGTCCGGGGAGGTTTCCCAGCCGACCGTGTTGCCGCCGGCGCCGTTGTTCACGTCGTGCCAGATGGCAATCCAGCGTTCGGCGCCGTCGTCGGGGACGGCCACCGAGGACTCGCGCGTGGTGAATATGGAGCCGTCTTGCGAAGGCCGATACGAGATGGTCCCCGTGTTGTTGATCCACACCGCCCAGGCGCGTTGATTCCCGGCGGGGAGGTAGCGGCGGCCGAGCCCGTGGCCGTCCACGGGCCGCCACGTGCGCGGCTTCACCAGGAACTCCACGCGTTGGTCACCGGTGAGGCGCAGCGCGGCCGTGTCGGGTGTGGTGGCCGCGGCCTTGCCGTTCCCGGGGATGCGCAGGCGGACGCGCGCGGCGCCCAGGCGAAGCCGGATGGGCGTGTTCCGCCCGATCTTCCCGAAGAGGTCCGACGCCGGGTTGCGAGGCGCGTAGCGGCCCACCATGGGGACGCCGCCGGCGGCGGTGGCGTACGCGCTCTCGTGCTGTCGGAAGGGGATGGTCATCTCCGAGGGGTCCGCCAGCGCGGCCCAGTTCGCGCGGCCGCGTTGGGTCGTGATCTGTTCGCCGGCGTAGACGTCCTCGGTGACGGTGTGCCAAGTGCCGTCGTAGCGGAGCTCCACCTGGGGGAGTGGCCTGGGCATCGTCAGCTCCTCGCGAATACGACGTCGACGCCGCCTTTGGAGACGATCATCTGGCGCAGCATCGCCAGGATCGCCTCGGGGCCGGCGAAGGTGATCGTGGCCGGGCGCCGGGCGTCGTCCCGTGCTTGGCCCGCCGGGGTGACGCGTTCGCCGGCCTGGAGGATCGCCAACATCTCGGATCCGGGCGCGCCGGGGACCGAGGAGGTGCCGGTGTGGAAGCGGGGGATGTTGGGCGTGTCCAGGGTGACCGAGGGGATGTCGTATCCCATGACCGAGCCGCCGCCGAGGGTGAGCTGGAACCCGTTCCACTTGTCGATGAGCCAGTTCACGGCCGACCGGAAACTGTCTTTGATCCCGTCCCACATGCCGCTAGCTGCGGATCTGATCTTGCCAGGAAGGCCCTTCACGAAAGAGACGATCGTGTCCCAGTGGCGGATGATGAGGCCTACGGCAATGCCAATCGGGCCGGTGAGGATCGCCAGGAGCATCGGCCAGTTCTCCTTAATCCAGTTCCATCCCGCTTGGATGCCGGCCCATACCGCATCCATGCTTTCTGTCATGAATTTGGTTACGGTATCCCAATTCTGCCAGAGTAGGATGATTGCGGCTACCAGCGCGACGATGCCGATGATGATCCAGGTGATCGGGTTCGCCAGGAGTGCCGCGGTCCACGCCCAGGTTGCGGCGATGAGCTTGCCGAATACGGGGATGATGAACCCGGAGATGCCGCCGGCCAGGTCCGCGAGGCCACCGCCCAGGGTCATGAGGCCACCGAAGAGGTCGCCCGAGGCGATCTGGGAGACGCCGCCCATGGTGTCCCCGACGCCCGACAGGGTGTCGTTGAAGCCCTGGGCCTTGCCCTCGGCATCGTCGAAGCCTTCGCCGGCGGCGTCCAGGCCGCTCGTGGAGTCCGAGACTCTCGAATCCATGTCCTCGGCGGCGTCGCCGACAGAGTCGAGTGCCTCGGTGGCCGGCTTCGCGTCGCCGGCGAAGGTGAGTGTGACGGTAGGACCGGGCATTACGTGCTCACCTCCAGGCCGGCCTCGCGCGCGATCGCGGCGTACTCCTCCACCATGACCTCCACAACGCGATCCCGGTTCGCCGAATACGTCGGGTAGATGTAGCGCCCCTGCTTGTAGAACGGGCGCACCACGGAGCCGTCAATGCCGGTCTTGCCGCCGAAGTCCAGCCAGGCGTAGTACGGCGCCCGCTTCGAGCCGGCCGAGATGCGCGCGGCCGTCCTCGTGGACTTCGCCTTCACCGTGGCGCGCGCCTTGCCCGTCTTCACCGGGACCTTCGGCTGTACGCCGTCCACGATGATCTGGACGACACGGTTGTTCGCCAGGCGCACCGCCTTCGGGAGCTCGCGGTCCACGTCCTTCACGGCCCGCGTGAAGGCCTTCAGGCCCTCCACACGGACCGCTACCGGTGCCGACATGACTACCTCCTCGATTCGGCTTGCATCCGTTCCAGCTCCATCCGCTGGGCCTTCACGGCGTAGTAGACGCCCCACATCTGGAACTCCCCGTTGTCCAGGGCCCGAACCTCCTCCAGGCTCTTCCCGAGCTGTTCGCCCAGGTAGAACTCGAACAGGAGGTCACTCTCCGGATCGTGGAAACTCCTCGGCGGTGGCCTTCGCTCCCTTCTTCGTCAGGCCAGAGATGACCTGGACGCGCTCCACCAACGGCTCCAGGTCGCCGGCGGCCGATGCCGCCTGCCACTTCCGTACGTCCGCTTCCGACATCCTCGGGAGGACCAGTGCCATGGAGAGGTACTTCTGTTCCTTCTGGCCCGTGTCCAGGCCCTGCAGCTTGTTCACGGCCAGGACCTCGGCGCGCGTGAGCGGCCGAATCTTCACCGTGAGACCGGACTCCAGCGGGAAGTCCTCCTCACGCGAGGAGACGGGCCGCTCGGGTGAGGTGAGCTCGGCGAGGGTGGCATACCGCGGCTCGGCGCCGGCGGCGTCCTCCTCGGCCTGGGCTTCGTACGTCGGGTAGTTCATGGCAGATTGATCCTTATCTATGCCTGTGTGGTGCGGGCGACGGCGCCCGTGATCTGGAGGTCCGACGTCCACGTCACGATGTCCGCGACCGGAGACGTCTCGTTGTAGGTCTGGACGATCACCTGGCACTCCCTCATGGGCTTGCCGGTGCCCAGGCCCTCCACGGCGTACTCGAAATCCACCGCGACGCCGGCGGCAATGCAGTCCTCCAGGACCTTCGCCGGCCCCGTCGTCGCCGAGGTGTCGTACATGCCCGAGAGCGTCACCGTGCCGTCCGTCAGGCCGGCAATGTAGTTCTTGGCGGTGTCGGTGTCGTCGGCCTTGTACCCGGTCACGTCGTGCGTGTCGGCGGCCCGCTTCCACTCGGCGTTGCGGGTGTGCGGGGAGATGTTGAGGGCGTTGATGACCGTGCTCGTGGTCTTGCCGTGCTTCGCGGCCATGGGCCTACCTTCCTACGATGTCCACATTGAACGTGACGGCCAGGAGCTGGACGTCTGCCATGGTGAGCGTTGCTGTCTCCCAACCGATCACCTGGAGCGTGTCAAACGCTTCGTACTCGTCTGGCGTCTCCAGGGCATTGACCACCGAGGCCGGCCCCGTCGTGGACACGTACTGGAGCAGCGCGGGCCAGACGTTGCGGTCCGAGACGCCGGCGACGGCCACCATGATCGGGAGCGTGATCCGCGTGAGCCCGTTGCCGAGCACGTTGGAGGTGAGGCGCAGCGTGGACGTCTCGGGGGAGCCGCAACACGCGAACGGCGCCGGCGCCGATTCCGGCGGCGTCGGGAACGCCCGGATCGTGCCGGCCTCGGGGATCGCGCCGAGGCCTTCCAGGCGATCGGTGCATTCGGTCATGACGGCCAGGTAGTCCACGGCTACACACCCGCCCAGTACCGCTGGAACGGTCGCACCATGACCTCCACGTCGGGGTCCAGTTTGTTGAGCAGGCGCATCTCGTTGCCGAGCTCGGGCGAGCCGGCGACACCGTACGGGGAGTTGCGGCGCACGAAGAACCGGTTCAACTGGAGGTGGACCGCATCGCGGACCGGCTTCGGGAACGCCGCCCACCCAAAGCTCGGCGACGACACGCGTACGGCGTCCTGTGCGGTCCCCAGGCGCGTGTCCGCGGTGAGGCGTAGCCGTTCCCAGGGCTTGCCGTCCGCGGGCGCGTTGCGTGGCTCCAGGACCGCGCCGGTGACCTCCAGGCTGTACGTGCCGTCGCCGGCGGCGTCGAAGGCGACGGCCAGGCCGGCGGCGGCGTGGATGTCGTCGGTGTCCACGTACCAGCGCCGCTCATCGCGATCCCAGCGCGCCGTGTAGTACCGCTCGGTGAGCGCGTCCACCTTCCCGAACTGGCGCCCGGCGAACCGGTCGACGTTGCGGGAGGCGGCCGTGATGTGGAGCTGCAGGTCCGCATCGTCAGCGGTGTCCGCCTCGGGGATGCGAAGGTTCGCCTTCGCCTCGGCGAGCGTGACGTAATCCGGCGCCCACACCATGGCCGCCTCCCTTCTGTGCTGCTAGGCCGCGTCGTTCTTGAGGATGGACACGGCGAACGGGTTCTGAACGGCGCCGTCCGCGCGACCCCAGATGGTGTATTCGATCTGGCGCTCGTTCGCGCGGGAGTACGGGTTCACGATGAGCTGGAGGTCCCGCACGCGGCGGATAACGTAGGCCTCGTTCATGTTCCCGAAGGCGCCCCAGTTGTTCGAGGACGCGTCCGCGTAGTCATCGAACGCCTGGTCGATCACGACCGGGTGATTCAGGAGCGTCATCCCACCGTCACCGGCCATGCCCGACTGTGCCGCGGGCTGGAGCAGCGGGCGGCCCGTGGTGTCCACCAAGGACTCCAGCGCGGCCAGCGTCTGGTCGTTGAAGAACCACTTCGCGCCGTCGCGGTAGTCGGGATCCACGGTGTGCTTCGCGGCCACCAGGGCGGCGTACGTGAGCGCCGCGCCGGTGAAGGTGGAGCTCGGGCCGGTGCTCGCGGTGATGCCCTCGGGCTGGCCCGTGCCGGTGCCGTTCACCCAGTGCGCGGCCTGGAGGCGCGCGATCCGCTGGCCGAGCTTGCGCTGGACCAGATCCTGGATGTTGAACGCCGAGTCCTGGGCGAGCTCCACGGACACGCGCAGCGGCAGGTTGCCGGCGCCCGGCGCCGTGTACGTCCAGGCGGTGAGCTCACGTTCGCCGAACTGGAGGTCCGCGCCGCCCGAAGCCGGCGCCGTCCCCTCGGCCGCGATCGTGCCCTGGTTCGCGGTGTCGTCCAGGGTCGGGAACGGCAGGCGCGCGCCGGTGGAGGTCGTGATGGTTTCCGCGTGCTCGGCCAGCCCGCCGAAGCGGACCATACGGTCCACGAGCTTCTGGCGGAACTCCTCGGGCACCAGGTACCCGCCGGCGGCGTCGGTCCCCACGCCCTGGGCGCGGTAGTGGATCATCTCCGCTTCCACGTGGCCGGTCCGGATGTAGATGTCGAAGGCGCGCTCCAGCGTCGCCTGGTCCGCGGCCGAGGCCTCGGTGCGGGCCGTGCCGTACAGGCCGGCGCCGCCTGAGTTGGCCGCGGTCTGGACGCCGGCGCCGCCGGTGACGCCGCGGAGCATGGTCGTGTTCGTGCCCTGGAGGGCGGCCACGCGCGCCTGGACGAGCTGGCCGCGCTGAATGATCGCGACCTGCTTTTCCAGGTCCTCGGCGCGCTCCACCTCCTCCTCGGTGAGCTCGCGGCCCTCGGCTTCGGCGGCCGCCAGGAGCTCGCGCAGTGCGGCGAGCAGTTCTTCAAGGGTCATGCCACTAGTCCTTTCACTCGGGCGCGTGCCCGGATCATCTGAGCGCGCCGGGCGATGGCCGCGGCGTTGGGGTCTTGCCCGCGCAGCGCCACCGAGGCGCCGGCGTACACGGGGAGCGGGACAACGGAGATGTCCACTAGCCGCTTGATCTTGGTGTGCGTGACCATCACCCGTCCGCCCGGCGACTTGCCGCGCTGCATCTCGCCGGGCGCGAAGGCGAAGGAGGCGCCGGTGATGTCGCCGCGGCGGACCATCTCCTTCAGGTCCTCGGCGAAGGTGGTGCGCGGCAACGTGATGTCGTAGCGCAGGCCTACATCGTCGGAGCGGAGCTTGAGCGTGCCGGCGCTCTGTCGGCCGAGGATGTGCGACATGGAGTGGTTGAAGACGGCGCGCGCGTCGGTGGCGGGGTCGGCCAGGACCTCATCGAAGGCGCCGCGCGCGATGGTCTCGGCGAAGCCTTCGTTCGTCGTCTCGGCCACTTCGCCGTACACGGCGGCGTACCCGAACAACGTGTTGCCGTCGCCGGCGAGCTCGCCGCGGACCATCGGAGTGAAGAACTCAGCCATCGGAACCTGCCCCAGTAGCGACCGCATCGGGGTCAACCACATCGGAGGTCACCGGCCCGGGCACCGTGTTGGGAGGCGTGCGGAGCACGTTGCCGCCTTCGACGCCGGGAAGGCCGCGCATGGTGCGCGCTTCGTTCACCGAGATGAGGCCGGCGTTCACCTGCTGAATCAACAGGGCCACCTCATCCTTCGGGTTCGGGCGCTCCAGCGGCGTGAAGTCGAACTCCGCGACCTTGCGCGGCCCGGAGAGCTCGCGCGTCAGGTACTCCTCCAGGCGCGCGGTCCAGGGCATGAGCGTGTGCCGGCCCAGGGCCAGGTTCTGCTCGGTGATGCCGGTACCGAAGGACGTGGACTTCTGCATCTGCATCAACAGGTGCGGGGCGACGCCGTACCAGCGCGCGACCTCCTCAATGGAGAACTGGCGCGACTCCAGGAACTGAGCGTCCGCCGCCGAGAGCGACCACTGGTTCACCTTCAGCTTGCGGTTGATGACCGCGATATTCCCGGCGTTCCCGACGCCGGTCATCTGCGACATCAGTTGCTTCTTGACCACCTTCGCCTCGGCCTCGGTGATGTCCTCCCCGTCCGAGGTGACGATGGCCGACATCAGGGCGCCATTGGCGAACATGGAGGCGGCCGCGCGGTCGCCGGCCATGGCCGTGCCGAGGGATTCGCGGGCCACCGCGATCGGGGACAGGCCCATACGCCCGTCCGCGCTCATGGCCATCACGTGCGTGAGGTCCGCCGAGGTGAGCTGCATCGTCTGGCCGTCGTCCAGCGTCACCGTGAACACCTTGCCGTCCACGGGCGATACATCCCAGTCGAAGTGGACGCCCACCTGCGTCGGGTGGACCGGCCAGGCGCCCACCTGGGCGCCGGCGTTGTTGAACAGCTTCAACAGGTACGCGTTGCCGTGGAGAAGGAGGTGAACGAGGACGAGTTCCTTCCACGCGAACGGGACCAGGAGTCCCGGCCCCGAGGGGTTGTCCAGCCACGAGGACACTTGACGCCGCTCGCCGGCGCCGTCCGTCTCGATCGTGCGCAGCGGAAGCGAGGCGATGGTGCCCGAGATGAGCGACACCGCGCGCCACACCGCAGAGAGCGTGAGCGCCGTGCGCTCCGATACCACTTCGCCCGTGGTCGCCGGGATCCCGCCGAACAACTCGAACGCCCCGGGGTCCGAGATGGACACCAGCGAGCTACGTTGCAACACCTCACCGGGTGTCGCGTCCTGTGTGGCTCGCCGCCACGGCCATCGGATCGCCATTTCGTGAGCATAGCTCCGTGAGCCGACTTCACACCGCGGCCAGTGGCGGGCGCTCCTTCACCGGGTGCTTCGCGCGGTCCAGGGCCATCGCCAGCGCGTAGGCCGCATCGATCTTGCGCTTCTGCCCGATCTTCTTGAGCGTGAAGCCGGACTGATTCCACTTCGGGATGCCGTTCAGTATCTGCTGCTGGAACGTCTTGTCGTCGTCCACGCTGATCAGGCCGTCTTTGATGTCCTGGTACAGGTCGCCGAAGGCCGGCGTCATGCGCTCCAGGGACTGGGGAATCTCGATCATGGGGATGCCCTCTTCGGCGAGCTGGCCGGCGGGGAGCTCGAACAGCCGCGGGTCATAGGCCAGGCCGCGCAAGTCGAACTCCTCGTCAACCTCGCGGATGTACTGCATGATGTCCGTGACATCCAGGGTTTCGTTGTCGGGCATCCAGATCTTGCACGCGGCGTGCCGGCGGCCATCGGGCCGTTGCTGGACCAGGACCAGCGCCGTGGAGTCGCGCTTGATCCCAACGTCAAGACCGCCATAGGTGGGGACGCCCTTCTGGAGCGCCCAGGGATCCACCAGCGCGCGCCACACGGCGCGGCCATCTTCGCCGAGCCAGGAGTCAACGCCGTCCACCCACTGGCCGAGGCGGAAGATCCGGAAGTGCGCCTCCATCAGGCCCGAGGCCGCGCGCAAGGCCTTGATGTTCATGAAGCCTTCGGCCAGCGCGGGATTCGCCTTGTGCCACTGGCGTTCGTCCATGTGGTCGCAGTTCTCATCGGCGGCGTACTCGGTGAAGAACATGCCCGGCATGATCCCGCCATCGGCGAGCTTGGACCGGATCCACCACAGGGCGTTGTCACTGTCGAAGCCGGGCGTCCCGATGCCGGCGATCTTGGACCAGTCGCGCTTGCCCTGGGCCAGCGCCAGCGAGGAGTACGCGGTGAGCGGCTGGAACCCGATCTCATCCATGATCGCGAGCGAGTAGTCCAGGCCCTGGAGCGTGTCAATGTCGTTCGCGATCGGGTACATGCGGCCGCCGCCGAGGGCTTCAATCCGCGGATCCGAGATGGCCGTATAGAGCTTCGCCCGGTTGGCCAGCTCGGGCTCGGCCTCCACCATGGCAACGGCCACGTTGTACACGGACTTCATTGCCTGGCCGACCGTGGTGGCGACGATCGGCACGTCAGGGACGCCGGAGGCGCACTTGTCGAAGGCGGCCCATACCGCGATGGCCGCTAGGAGCGTGGACTTACCTTGCCCGCGTGGCCATGACGCGATGGCCGCGAATACCTCATCGTCGCCGAGGAACTTGCGGATCCACCGCTTCTGGAAGCGGGCCAGGCGAAGCGGCTTCCCGTGGCCGTAACCCTTCGGCGCCCGACAGTACGTCTCCACGAAGCGAATGCACCTGGTGTGCGGCCGCCGCTCGGGCCACGCGAGCCACGGACCGGGTTCGGTCGTGGCGAAGCGCTTCGCGGCGTTCCGCGTCCCCGAACTGGCCACTAGGGACGGTCCAGGTGGGTTCGTTTTGTAAGTGAAAAGAAAGG